TCAATGCTCCAACAAGCCGTTTCGATTCGCAGACTACTGCGACATCGACGGGCATATAAGGAGGTCTGTAAATGGCTATTTCTCGCGCACAATTAGCGAAAGAGCTAGAACCAGGCCTTAATGCCTTGTTCGGGCTTGAATATGATCGTTATGAAAACGAACATGCTGAAATCTTTGAAGAGGAGTCTTCGGACAGAGCCTTTGAAGAAGAAGTTATGTTAGGTGGTTTTTCCACTGCACCTGTGAAAGGTGAAGGTACCGCTATTTCGTTTGATGACGCTCAGGAAACATACACGGCTCGTTATACGCACGATACTATTGCGTTAGCGTTTTCAATAACAGAAGAAGCTATTGAAGATAACCTCTACGATAGACTGGCTTCTCGTTATACCAAGGCTTTGGCTAGATCAATGGCTCAAACCAAGCAGATTAAAGCTGCCGCTGTTTTGAACAATGCTTTTAGCACAGCCAGCGCTATAGGTGATGGCGCAGCTTTATGCTCTGCTTCTCACCCTTCCTTGTCAGGTAATCAGCGTAACGCATTAACAATTTCTGCGGATCTCAACGAGACTTCGCTTGAGCAAATGTTAATCGATATCGCTGGCCTTACGGACGAGCGTGGTTTGAAAATTGCCGTACGTGGCACGAAGTTGATCATTCCGAAAGAATTGCAATTTATTGCAGAGAGAGTGATTAATTCCAATCTACGACCGGGCACTGCTGATAACGATATCAACGCAGTGAAATCAATGGGTATGCTGCCTGAAGGAGCGGTTGTAAACCACTTCTTGACAGACACGGATGCCTTTTTCATAAAAACTGATGCGCCAAACGGTTTTAAATACTTCAACCGTTCGCCCATCAAAACGCAAATGGAAGGTGATTTTGACACTGGAAATATGCGATTTAAGGCACGTGAGCGTTATTCGTTCGGTGTGTCAGACTGGCGTTGTGTCTTCGGCACCCCCGGAGCCTAATAAAGGTCTTATGAAAAAATTAGAAGGGCGGCTTTTGTCGCCCTTTCTTTTTACAGTAGTTTTGTTATTATTTTAATATCCTGACAGTCACATGGGGTGACTGACACTAGCCACGACAGGAGAAAATTATGGCTGTTCATTTTACTGGTCCCATCCTTTTTGCCGGTAAGGATTCCCCACGTAAGTGGTTTGCGGATCTTCCGGTTTCTACAAATCCTGATTTTGTCACTTATATGGACGATTTTACTGGTATCACCTTAGATACCACTAATGATTGGACGTTAATCAAAGATTCAAGTGCTACCGCAGCCTTGGGCGCTGATGCAGAAAGCGGCACATTGGTTCTCACTTCACAAGCGACGACCGATAACGACGGTGCTTCTGTCCAGGGCAACGAAATTTTTGCGGTCTCAAGTGGTCGCGACATTTGGTTTGAGACTAAAGTTAAAGTCGGTGACTCCGAGGGTAGTGCAATCGAACTTTGTGTCGGTTTGACCGTCAATTTCGCCACTAATCCCGAGGCGATGTTAACCGCCGCCGATAGAATCGTCTTCCAAGTCGATGACGGAGATACGAACATTGATTGTATCACTGAAAAAGATGGCACAGCGACTACGACGGACTCTGGAGTGGACATCGCAGACGATACCTTTGTCACTTTGGGTTTTCATGTGACCAACGCCGCAAAAGTCGAGTTTTTTGTAAATAGAAACTTGGTGGCTACGCACACTGCAAACATCCCAGATGATGAAAATTTAGCGATTGGCGCGATGGAATTGTCTGGTTCAGCGACCGGAACCAAGTCCGCAACCGTTGATTATTTATTCGCGTGTCAAACCCGATAAGGTGTTGAAAAATGGCTGAAAAAAAACGTGCTAGAGGTAAAGGCGGAAAGTTTCTTGCAGATGATCCGGATACGCCTGAAAACGAGGCCTGGGTAGAGGAAACTAAGCCCAAGGCAAAAACCAAGCCGAAAGCAAAAACAAAATCAGCTAAAACTGCTGCGCTTCCCCCCGTGGGAAGCGCGCAATACAAAGCTTTGCTTTTGCGCGGTGAAATAAAGGAGTAAACAATGGCAGGTTCAGATGTAAAAGCTGTCTTTATTACTGCTGATACAAATGCGGTGGATGCCGCATCTGTCGCAGCGGCTGCTAGACCTAACACAGACTTCACTATTGACGGGACCGACGCTTCTGCGGGTACTGCTACGTTTGCCGCAGGGCGAATAATTACCGCGACGACAGCCGGAACAAGTGACAATGGAAAAACGGTAACAATTACGGGGACGGATGTTAACGGAGACGCTCAGACAGAGACAATTACTCTTTCTGGAGTAGCCACAGCACACCCAGGTACCAAATATTTTAAAACTGTAACGGCAGCAAGTGCGTCGTCGCAGCCTGCGGGCAATGTTTCTTTAGGAATGGCCGAGGATGCCGCAGAGGTCATTTTTGCGGGAAGAAGCCGATTGAAAGGTGCTTATATTGTCAACAGTGGGACCGCTGGAACGTTGGATTTTTTGACCACCTCGCCAACGGGCACGTCCATTATGAAACTGGGAACAGTCGCAAGTGCAACCGTCACTCGAGATGTACACATACCCGAAGAGGGTGTTTTGTTCACTGGGGGCGTGTATGTGCAATACACCGTGGCTACGTTTACTACTATTACGGCTTTCCACGCTTGATAAGTTAATAATGGCTACGACGAAGAACGTAAAACGTTTACCTTCTGGCCGACTGCAATATCGTGGCGAAAGTTTTAGTGGTTACAATAAGCCAAAAAGAACACCCGGAAAAACTAAAAAAAGCGCGGTCTTGGCAAAAAAAGGAAACGAAGTTAAATTGGTGCGTTTTGGAGACCCCAACATGACGATTAAAAAAGCGCAACCTGGTCGTAGAAAAAATTTTCGGGCACGACACAACTGTGATACGGCCAAAGATAAATTCACAGCCCGATATTGGTCCTGTAAGGCGTGGTGAAATGGATACAGAAGATTTGTTAAATCGTCTGATTACACATGAAAAAGAGTGTGGTTTACGATACCAAAGAATTGAAGAAAGGTTAAATGAACAAAGACAAACGTTAGCAAGTTTGGACGTAAAAATTTGGGGTTTAGCCGGACTAATAATTGTGACTCCTTTCGTAAATAAAATTTTCTTATGAAAAACAATACGTTACCAAAGGGCTTGACTTACTTTCGCAAGGGCGGAAGCGCTTCTAAAAAATCAAAAGGCAGCAAAATTTGCCCTGCGGGCAAAGCCTGGGCAAAACGCACTTTCGACACTTACCCTAGTGCTTATGCAAATATGGCTGCTTCAAAATATTGTAAAGATCCCAACTACGCCAAAAAATCAAAAGGCAAGAAAAAATAATGGGCGAGCTGAAAAAATGGCGAGACCAAGATTGGGTGCGAATAGATTCTTCCGGGAACATCGTCGGGAAGTGCGGAACTTCTAAAGATACAAAAAAACCGGATAGATGCCTGCCGAGGAGCAAAGCAGAAAGTTTGTCTAAGTCAGAAAGAGCCGCTACCGCAAGAAAAAAGAAAAAGTCAAAAAAGACGGTAGTAGCCAATACTAAAAAAGCACGAGTAACAAACCTTAGAGAGGGCGGAGCAATAGCTCGAGGATGCGGCGCAATACTTGATAATCGTCGCAAATTTACGAAAGGGGCGGTAAAAACATGACTTTTCTAACCAATAACCCCTTAGAAAAAGCGGTCATCGAGGAACTGAAAGATTGGACCCAAGTGGGTTTAGCGATGCCAAACGAGTATTTTAACGGTCTGCCTGCTTGTCCTTTTGCACAAAAGGCTTGGGCAGAAGAAAAGGTAGCTGTTATTTTTAATTATGAAAAAAATTGGCAGCCTTTATATTCGTCGATTTCTCAGTTCGATGACAATTTCGATATGGCGATTGTGGTGAATTTTGGTGACCTGGGAGTTTCGTCCGATTTACACGAATACCTGGGGCTTCTGAACCAAGCGGTATCAGACGGCATTTTTATCGATAAAGACATTTGGTTAATGGGGTATCATCCCGATGACGATGAGGCAGAGTTTGTTACCGAAACAATGGTTGTTGAGGGTCTTGCAGAGGAAGAATACTCGATGGTTTTTGTGCAGAGACTGTCCAAAATACAAGAAGCTGCTTACAAATTAGTTCACAAAGGCTATTATTCACATTATTTGAAGGACGAATTGTTTTGTGAACAATACGCAAAAAGAGAACAATTTTATCAACTTTTGAGGAGTAATGAAGATGATGGGAATGAAGAAACAAAAGCCGGTCAGAAAAAAACGCGGCGGTGCAATGAAGAAACAGAAGCCCGTAACAATGCGTGGGGGTGGTTCACCGAAGCGTATGAAAAAAGGTGGCGACACGGGAATGAGCGTAAGTCAGCTTAGAGCCGCTGCGAAAGAAAAAGGTTATAAGCTGGTTAAAGACTAATGGCGACTTCGGGTAGCACTGATTTTGAATTAGATGTCACGGAGTACATCGAAGAAGCTTTTGAACGTTGTGGTCTAGAGGTTCGAACCGGCTACGATTTAAAGACCGCTAGGCGATCTTTGAATCTCATGTTAGCCGAGTGGGCCAACAGAGGCTTGAATCAATGGACAATAGAGCAAAAGACACAAGCTTTAACGCAAGGTGATGGCGAATATTCGTTAGGTACCGACATTATCGATATTTTATCGGTAGTTGTGCGTCGAGATGATACAGATTACTCGTTGTTGCGTTTAAGCAGAGATGAGTTTCTTACCATTCCTAATAAAACTACGCAGTCAAGACCAAATCAATTTTTTCTTGATCGCCAAGTGACGCCTAATTTAAAAATTTGGCCGTTACCCGAAAATAGCACAGACGTTTTGCGTTACGATGCTTTAACAAGAATTCAAGATGCGGATACTTACATCAA